CAACTGAACTACCAGAGGGTGTTGATAAAAGAAGAGTAGATTACTTATACTATGCACAAATCCGAAGAAAAGATGATGTTTCAAATGCAGTAAATGATGGTCAATGGTATCCACCACACAGTTATACAGATTTAGATTTACCAGTCAGAGGAGAAACAGTAACCTTACAAGAGGTAGAAGGAAGATTATGTTATAAAAGAATTGCATCATTTGATTTAAACTTAGGAAACTTCGACCCCAATGCATTAATCGCTAATAATCCAGTCCTTGACACTAAAGAAGAAAACAAAGCACAGAAGTATGCTGAAGTTGCCTCAACTGGCACACCTGTCTCATCTGTTGCAGGTTCAGATGAAGGACAAAAACAAAATGATTTTATACAACCTCAACAAATAAATCCATTGAGAGTTTTTGAAGGTGATAAGATTATACAATCAAGATTTGGTCAATCAATAAGGTTTAGTGGACACTTTGATGGTACACAAGATTTTTCACCAACAATTATTATCAGAAACAGACAAGGAAATCAACAAACAAATGATTTAGATGAAAAAACACCAACAACTGAAAACTTCCAAGATGATGGTTCGATAATAGCATTAAGTAGTAATGAACAAAAATTACCATACACTCAAGATTTTTTAGTAAGTCAAATTAATGCATTTGGTGCAGGATACTCTGCTCAAGGAGAATTTACAGAAAACACCTATCCATCAGAATTTATAGGTGATAACTTATTAATAAAAAGTGATAGAATTATTTTATCTGCACAAACCAATGAAATGATATTTTTATCTAAAGGTAATTATGGATTCATATCTGATGGTTTATTTTCTATCGATAATGTTGGTGCAGAAGGAAAGGGTGGTGCACTTTTAGATTTCGGTGGGGATGTAGTTGTAAAGAGTAATGGTAATGATATTAAACTTCTAGGAGATGATGGTGGATTAATTTATGTTAACACATTAAATCAAGATGAACCAATTGTAAAGGGTAATACATTATTAGACCTTTTAACAGAACTTATAAATTTAATAAACCAACAAGTATTTTCAACACCAGCAGGACCAACGGCTCTTGGACCAAATAACAGAACCGATTTTGAATCGTTACGAGATAGGTTAGATGCTTTCTTATCTGAAAAAAACTTTACGGAGTAAACAATGTCTTTTCAAGTATTCAAAACAAATATGAGTTTATGGATGCAATCACCAGATAAACTTGCAACTGGTAATGCAGAATCATATGAAGATTTTGCAACAAAGTTAACTGAAGAATATGATTTAGCAGCTAAGAGTGGATTTCAAACAATAAACTTAGTAAGAATAAGTAAAGGTAATACTGAATTAATGAAATCATTAATTATTGTTGCCTGTCTTAAATCATTATCAGTACAAAGTGGTAGACATACATTTGTAGATGATATTGGAAAAGCAGTAGTAGGATATTGGACTGGTGCACAATTACAATCTGGATTACCACCACTTATTCCTGCAGTTGGTGCAATAAGAAATATTTCTACCATATATGCATTCTGTACATCACCAGGAACTTGGAGTCCATTTGGACCAACAGACCCAACTGATGATAGTGAAACATTTTTAGATATTCTAATTAGTTCAATGCAAATTCATCTCACAACATTACAATTTATTTATTTTACATTATCAATATATCCAGGCCCTGCAGTACCACCTGCTCCTGGTATTTTACCTGCGGTGAGTTATCACATACCACCATCAAAACCAACACCACCTAATTTAGTACAAGTGGTTCAAGAAATAATAGAAAAACAAGTAGATGATAATTCTGATAATTTAACAGAACAAGAAAAAGAACAAATTAAACAAGAAAAGACTCAAGCAGATAACATCGTCAATGATACAACTCAAACACCACAAGGTAAACAAGTTGCTCAAGAATTTTCTAGTAGAGCAACACAAATGTTATCAGCAGGTAAACATGATTCAACACCTGTATATTTTTCAGAAGAGGAACTAAAAGTTATTGATGAATTACAAGAGGATGATTTTAAATGTGAAGCAGGTGCAAGGATTATAGAGGCTGCAAGAAAAGATATTGGTATTTGTGAATTTAATAATAAAAACTATGGAGGGTTCGGACCAGGTGAACAAAGAAATGAATCAGGTAGAATTGATGAAATGGTTGCAAGTACTGGTTTAGATAATGAAGGACAAGTAAGAAAGACAGGTAGTGGATTCTTTTGGTGTGCAGCAGCAACAACTCAATGGTGGAAAGAAGCAGGAATTGAATTACCACCTACATTAAGAGCATTATGTAATGGTTGGTTAGCATGGTCAAAAGAAAAAGGATATTTTTCAAACATACCAAAACAAGGAGCAGCAATATTATATAGAGGAAGTAGAAAACCAGGTGCAGTTCATATTGGTGTAGTAGAAAGTATTGTACCTGGAGTGGGTGTAAATACTATTGAAGGAAACACTGGTGGAGGAGCAGCATTTGCTGATAATGGTGGGGGGTGTTATCGTAAGTTAGCAAAGTGGAGTAAGGGTAATATTATTGGTTTTGTAAATCCACCTGATTGTCTATAACCATAAAATAGATAATAATATATTTATATTAGTAAGGAAAATTAAACAATTATGAATTCAAAACAATTAGTTAAAGTAATTAAAACATTAGTAGAAGCAGAAGTAGCCAAGAAACATGAACAATTTCTTACCAAAACTTTTCCTAAAATATTAAAGGAATTGAATTCTACTAAAACACAAACTACTGAAGTTGTTGAAGCAACAAATGAGGTAGACCCCTTCGTACAAGCAGAACTTGCTTTACAAGAAGAGAGAACACAGCCTAAAAAACAATTCACTAAGAATGATGCGATTAATGAGGCATTAAATAATACAAAACCATTTACAGCTGCCCAAAGAAAGGGTGGAGTTGAACAAAAATCGGTATTAGATAGTTTTCAACAACAACCTGTAAATGAGAACATGGATAAAACAGTTACATTTAACCAACAAGGTGCTGGTGCAGGATTACAAGGTATGAGAGCAAATATGGCAGCACAAATGGGATATGGTGATGTAAAGACAGGACCAAGTAAAACTGGTCTTGGAGTACAGACAGGATTACCTGGTTTAGATAGAATTTTAAACAGAGATAATTCTGCATTAGTTAAAAAGTTTAAAAGATAATGATAGAAGGATTAATTATCATAATAATGATTGCAGTTAGTGTAGGTGCATTAGTTGTATCACTTAAAGAAAAAACAAAAACAAGTTGTTGTGGAACATCTTGTGGATGTAAAGAGGAGTAATATATGGCTTATATTCTTGACAAAAAAGTAGTAACTGATACTGAAGAATTTTCAAATCAGGCATACGGTATTACTTTACCCGTTCAACGAGGAAACAATGGTTTCTTTGCATCGGCGTTTACATCCTTTGAACAGGCAAAAAGTAATTTAAAAAATTTACTTTTAACAAGAAAAGGAGAAAGAATATTTCAACCAAACTTTGGTTCTGGTATACATGAACTTTTGTTTGAACAAGCTACAGATGACCTTGAAGGAAGATTACAAGAAAATATAACAGATAGTGTAAACTTTTGGTTACCATATATAAACATAGATACCATCGAAGTAAATATGACAGATGAGATGAAAGATAGATATACTGCAGAAATGAAAATACAATTTACTGTTGGTAATGTATATGAACCACAAGAAATAACATTTTTGGTTGAGGGGTAAAATAAGATATGGCATTAAATAGTATAAAAAGAAAACCAAACGCTGGAAGAGATATTAAATATCTTAATAAGGATTTTGCTCAATTTAGAGAAAATCTAATTCAGTATGCAAAAACTTATTTTCCAACGAGTTATTCTGATTTCAATGAATCATCACCAGGTATGATGTTTGTAGAAATGGCATCTTATATTGGAGATGTACTTTCATATTATACAGATGATACACTTAAAGAATCATTAATAACAACTGCAGAAGATAGAGAAAATGTAATTGCACTTGCAGAGTATCTTGGATATAAACCAAAAGTAACTTCACCTTCGATTGTAAAATTGAGTGTATATCAAACAGTACCATCAATTGGTAAAGGAACAACAGATGTTAGACCTGATGATAGATATTACTTAAGGATTAAACAAGGTATGAATGTTAGAGGAACTTCTGAAGGACAATTATTTAGAACAACTGAATTACTTGATTTCTCAGTAGAAGATGAAAGAGAAATTTCAATTTATCAAACTGATAGTGATGGAGAACCAACACTATACTTAATTAAAAAATTCGTTAATGCAATATCTGGTGAACTAAAAAGTATTACAAAAGATTTTGGTTCCACACCACAACAATTTGCAAAAGTACCATTGATTGAAAAAAATGTAATTGATATAGTAGATGTAAGAGATGGTAATAGTAATAAGTGGTATCATGTTCCTTATCTGGCACAAGAGATGGTATTTACAGATTATGCAACCGGTGAAGCAACTGATAAGAGTCTTGCACAATTTAAAGATAGTGTACCAAGTGTTTTAAAAACTCTTAAAACTACAAGAAGATTTACCACAAAAGTAAATGCAGATAATACAACAACTCTTGTATTTGGTGCAGGTAACTCTACATCATCTGATGAACAATTAGTACCATCATTTAAAAATGTTGGATTAGGATTAAAATCATCAGTAGATAAACTAGGTGCATCTTTTGACCCTGCAAACTTTTTAAAAACAACTTCTTATGGACAAGCACCAACTGGTACTTTTACAATTGATTACATTGTAGGTGGTGGTGTAGAATCAAACATTGGTGTTGGTGAATTAGTACAAATTGATAAAATTGAATTTGAAGATGATAGAGAAACATTCAACACAGCAGCAGAAAGAAGAATATTACAACAATCGAAAAACTCAGTAGCATGTGATAACGAACAACCAGGTACTGGTGGTAAAGGTGCAGATACAACAGATGAGATAAGACAAAACGCACTTGCTAATTTCGGTTCACAGAATAGAGCGGTAACAAGAAAAGATTATCAAGTAAGAGCATTATCACTACCAGCAAAGTATGGTGGTGTTGCAAAAGCATTTTGTGCACCTGATGGAGAGTTAGATAATAATTCACCTTCATCAATTTTAACTGATAAAGATTCATTAGAAGAATTTGTTGGTTTGGTTCAAGAATTAGCAAACGAAAAAACATCAGATAAAGAAATTAAAGATAAAGTTGTTAGATATTTAGGTGCTAAAAAGAAAAATATAAACGAAAAGAATAATCCATTTGCAATTAACTTGTACATATTGGGTTATAATTCAGATAAAAAACTTTCAACTTTAAATCAAGCAGTAAAAGAAAATCTAAAAACTTATTTAAGTGAATATAGATTACTTACTGATGGTGTTAACATATTAAATGGTTTTATTATTAACATTGGTGTTGATTATGAAATAAAAGTATATAGTGGGTACAATAAAAGACAAGTACTTACAAGAGTTCAAGCAGAACTTGAAAACTATTTTAATATTGATAATTGGACATTTAATATGCCAATCAACATTTCAGAAGTTGAATTATTAATAGCAGGAGTTGAAGGAGTACAATCAGTACCTAAATGTGAAATAACAAATAAGTGTTTAGGTAATTACTCACAAAACTCTTACAATATAACAGATGCAACTAAAGGTAAGATAGTTTATCCATCTTTAGACCCATCTGTATTTGAGGTGAAATTTCCAAATAAAGATATAAGAGGGAGAGTAGTATAATGTATTATTTTGTAACAGCTTCTAAGGATGCAAGTATTTACTTACAACAACCAACTCAGAATACTGGTTTGGATGAGATACTTGAAGTGTCAAAAGTTTACTATGGTAATCTTAAAGATACTGCTCGTTCTTTAATTAAATTTGAAACAACTCCTCTTTCATCTTCTATTGCAAGTGGTGAAGTTACTATGAGTAACGCTGAATTAATCCTAAGAGAATGTGAATCAAATGAAATTCCTAATGAGTATTCAATTTACGCATATCCTATCTCACAATCGTGGGATATGGGAATAGGAACACGATTTGATGAAATATCAACTGATGGTTGTTCTTGGGAAAATAGAAAAACTTCAACAAAGTGGTTAATCGGTTCAGCATCATTAGAAAGCTCTGGTTCATTTAATGGTAAGGGTGGTATGTGGTTTACTGGTTCATATGTAACACAATCATTTAGTTATGAATCAGCAGATATAGTGATGGATGTAACCACAACAATGAATACTTGGATTAGTGGAAGTTTACCAAACGAAGGTTTTATACTAAAACATGATTCCGATAAAGAGAATGATACAATTGATTACGGTCAACTTAAATTCTTTTCGAAAGAAACAAATACTATTTACCAACCAAAAATAAGAATTGGTTGGGAT